TGACCGCCCACAAGAAGGCCATTGAGGATCAGGAAAAGGAAATGAAGGCCAAGCTGTATGAAGCAATGGTGAAGTTCGGCGTGGATAAGTTTGAATCCGATGTTCTGAACCTTACCCTTGTGAAGCCCACCAATGCCACCAGCATTGATTCCGCAAAGCTGAAGAAGAAATACCCGGATATTGCTTCCGAGTGTTCCAAGACCACCGCCAAGGCCGGTTATGTGAAGATCACCCTGAAGGGCGGTGGGCAGTAATGCCGAATTGGTGTAAAGGATCACTGAAAGTTCGTGGGAAAATTTCTGATTTGAAGGAATTTGTTCAACAGGGGCTTGAACCGGTTAGTTATATAGGAGATGCTTTAGAACCTTTGGTGTTCACCACTGAAGATGAAACTTCATTCTTTGTGAGGGAGAATAAAGTTTCCCTTTGGATGAAGGGAACCCACCGCCATTTCTGTGAGCCTAATTATATTGAGGTTTACGCCGATGATCAAGAAACGCCCGTTATTATGATTCTACCTATGAAGGCGGCGTGGTCTATTGATGCAGAGCCTTTACAGGAATTGTGCAAAAAGTTCCATGTTGATATGAAGATTCAAGGGTTTGAACGAGGAATGGAGTTCAGTCAAGTTATTGAAATCGTTGATGGTGAAATTGTTCAAGATGAAGAACTTCACTATAACGATTGGAATTGGGATTGCCCATGCCCGGAAATGGGTGGGTGAAGTCAATGAAGAAACAGATTGATATTTGTGCCACCTGTGTTCACGATGAACCCGGTTATTGTTCCGTCATTGGCACCATTCCCCATTGCTGTTCCCGCCATTGGCATTGCGAACCGGGAAAAGCCGCAAAGGACTATGTTCCCAAACAGGAAGAAGGTGAAGCTGATGGCAAGGGATGAAGTATGGGATGCCCTGAAGAATCATGCCAAACAGGTTCATTCAGAACGGGTTGCAAAGAACCCCGACCGGATCGCCTATGCCATTCAGCAGTTTGAAGCCCACGGCATTGAATACCAACTGAAAAATGAGCAAACAGGCCACTTCCATTGTTGGCGGAAGTCTGATGATAAACTGTTCCAATTCTACGCTGGAACGGGTAAAATTCAGGGCTTCACCCAAGTCAGAGGTATTCACAGCCTGATTCAGATGTTGGAGGGGTGAGCCGATGGCCGGTGAAAAAAACTTTGAAAATCGCCTGAAGAAATGGCTGGAAGCTGAAGGGATATATCCCTTGGGTGAACCTGTTGACCGCATGAGCGCCCCGCCCTGTGGCTTCTATGAAAAGCGTTGGGGTGGAAGCCGGTATGTGAAAAGCGGCCTTCCCGATATGCGGATCACCGTGAAGGGCATTGCCCTTGAAGTGGAGCTGAAGGCCACCGATGGAACCCCATCTGTGCTTCAGAAGCGTAATTTGGCCCAAATCAACGGTTCACAGGGGTTTGGGTTCATCCTTTACCCGGAAGGCTTTGAAGCCTTCAAGACTATTGTGAAAGGGGTGAAACAATGCGAGTTTCCAACAGCCGGGTTGAAGTCTTTGATAGATGCCCATACAAATACCGCTTGCGATATGTGGAAGGGATAGACACGATCCCGAACACGGACGCAGACAACGCCCTGATCCTTGGCACCGCCCTTCACACCGGCATTGAAGAAGGGGTTGAACAAGCCCTTGACTTCTACAAGAACAGCTTCCCGGTTCTGACGGATGATCACATTCATGAAATGATGAAGTTGGAAGCCATGATCCCCAAGGCAAAGGCCATGTTGCCACCGGGCGGAACCTTTGAACTTCCAATCGGGAACTCTGATTTCATCGGCTTTATGGATTATCTGGTTCCCGTAGGGAAGGGCCTGAAGCTGGATGGCCTGATCACTGGTGAAGATTTGAATGAATTTGAAGCGTTTGATCTGTACGATTTCAAGTATTCCAACAACGCCAAGAACTACGCCGTTTCCGGTCAGCTTCACGAATACAAGTATTGGTATGAACTGACCCATCCCGGCCACCGGATTAGAAATATGTATTTCCTGATTGTTCCCAAGCCCAAGATCAGGCAGAAAAGCACCGAAACCCTTTCCCAATTCCGTGACCGCTTGCAAGCGGCCTTGAAAGATGCTGAACCAACGCTGATGCCGGTTCAGTACAACCCCATGAAGATTGTGGACTTCCTGACCGATGTGAAGCACATGGTTGAAGCCACAGACTTTCCCAAGAACCCAAACCATTTTTGTGGATGGTGTGAGTATGAAGAATATTGTCAGAAAGGATGGGATTATATGTTACTTCCCAAGAATGAACGCCGTGATCTGAACGCCACCAAGAAGAAGGTTGTGTGGCTTTACGGCGCACCCTTCAGCGGCAAAACCTTCTTTGCCAATCAGTTCCCCGATCCCCTGATGTTGAACACGGATGGCAACATCAAGTTTGTGGATGCCCCCTATATCGCCATTCGTGACACCGTTACGGTGGAAGGCCGTATCACCAAGCGCAAGTTGGCCTATGAAGTGTTCATGGATGCCGTGGCCGAACTGGAAAAGAAACAGAACGATTTCCGAACCATCGTGGTTGACCTTCTGGAAGATGTTTATGAATCGTGCCGGGTTTACATCTGTGACCGTCAGGGCTGGAAGCATGAATCTGATGATTCCTTCCGTGCGTGGGATATGGTCAGAAGTGAGTTCCTGAACACCCTGAAGCGGCTTGTGAATCTGGACTATGAAAACATCATCCTGATCAGCCATGAGGACAGAAGCCGTGACCTGACCCGCAAGGGCGGCGATAAGATCAGTTCCATCAAGCCGAACCTTCAGGATAAGGTGGCAAACAAGGTGGCCGGTATGGTTGATCTGGTGGCCCGTATCGTGGCGGACGATGATGAACGGGTGCTGTCTTTCAAGACTTCTGAAGTGATCTTCGGCGGTGGCCGTTTGACTGTCCGTGATAAGGAAATCCCGCTGACCTATGACGCTTTCTGTGAAGTCTACGAGGAAGCCAACCAGAAGGCCGCAGGAGCCGTGAAGCGTGGCGGCAATACCCCGGCTACCCCCGCACCTGAAATCACCGACACGCCCACCACAGCGCCCAGCAGAAAGGGCAGAAAGGCCAAGACTGCAACCCCGCCCCCGGCTGATAACTATGATCCGGCTGAAGATGCGGCAAAGGCGGCTTGTGGTGATCCTGATGGAACTTGGACACCGGGCGGCGGTGAAAAGGATGATTCTGTTCCTGTTGATGAACCGGCCACCGGTGACACCCCGCCTTGGAACGATCTTCCCAAATGCCCGGACGGTGAACGCATTTTCAAACAGCATGACCAGAACCCGGAAATCCCCCTTTGCCCGTCCATTGACGCTGGCCACCGTTGCCACAAGGAAGGTGGCCCCGATGGTTGCCCACTGTGGGACCGCCCCAAGGCACAGGCAGAGGAACCCGCACCCAAGGCGGATGCCAACCCGCCCCGCCGTACCCGGAAGAAGCGTGAAGAATAATGGCTGATGTGCTGATGATTGCCGGGAAGCCTGAAACCATTTTCAAGGCCCGTGATTTTGAATATCTGGTTGAAAAATACATGGGTTATGAAGCGGCCAAGTATTTCCGGGAATACGCTGAAAAGGCTGATGAAGAAGTCAGATCGGCCAAGGCCGGTGAGAACACAGACCTTGCTTCCTATGAAGCTGACCTTGAAAGCAATCACAGAGCCTTTCAGGACATTCAGACGGAAGCCGCAGTTATCACGGGTGTTCTTCAAGAAAAGCGGATAAACCGTGAAAAGATCGCCCATGCAATCAGGGAAATTGGAAAAATTCTTTCCAACCAAATATAAAAACAACATTTTTGGAGGTAAAAAACTATGGCTATTGATTTTGACAAGATTGATCGTTCTGTTGATCTGAAGGGCCTTCAGGCTGATGTGGAGGATGCCAAGAAGAACGGCGGCGGTGATTTCCCCACCATTCCCGCTGGCAAGTATGAAGTGAAGCTGGAAAGCATGGAGATCAAAGGCACCAAGGCCGATCCCAACCGCCCCATGCTGGCCGTGTCCTTCAAAATCCTGTCCGGTGAGTTCAAGAACCAGCGCCTTTTCATGAACCGTGTCCTTTACGGCACCAAAAATGACAAGAACATGATCGCTTCCGCTATGGGCTTCCTTGAAAAGCTGGATTCCGGTGTTCCTATCAGCTTCACCAGCTACAAGCAGTTTGCCCAGCTTGTTCTTGATGTGGCGGAAGCTATTGATGGAACCTTGGAATATGCGGTGGACTATGATGATTCCCGCTTCAATTCCATCACTGTTGAGGAGGTTTTTGAGGTTGAAAACTGACCGCAGATTTTTTATAATCAAATCGAGCACAAATAGTGCTTGATGCGGTTTTGAACCTTAACTTTCAAGCACAACCTGTGGGGCTTCGGCCCCACAATGGCCCCAAGTGAAAGCCTTCCCGTGGCGGGGCTGATAAGGCGGCAACGCTGACCGATTTCACAAAAGCTGAAAGGATGTGAGTTGATGATCTTCTATGATTTTGAGGTTTTCCGGTATGACTGGTTGGTTGTCCTGATCGACCTGAACGCCCGGAAAGAAACCGTGATTATCAATGATCCCGACAAGCTGAAGCGTTTCTATGAGGAACACAAGGGCGTGATTTGGGCCGGTTACAATTCCCGGAACTATGATCAGTACATCCTAAAGGCCATTCTGTGTGGGTTTGATCCAAAGCCTGTGAATGATTGGATCATTGCAGAAAATAAACCCGGTTACAGATATTCAAGCCTGTTCAGGGAATACCCGCTGATCAATTATGATGTGATGCCGAACCCGCCAATCAGCCTGAAGGCGCTGGAAGCGTTCATGGGCCATTCCATAAAAGAAACTTCTGTTCCCTTCGACATTGACCGGCCTTTAACTGAAGCAGAGTTGGCCGAAACGGTCAAATATTGCCGCCATGATGTGGAACAGACGGTGGAAGTGTGGTTGCGGCGGAAGGAAGATGAATTTGATGCCCAAATGTCACTTGTGAAGGCGTTCCACCTTCCCATTTCTGACATTGGCCGCACCAAAGCACAGCTTTCCGCCAAAATCCTTGGGGCCGTTCAACGGGAACACAATGATGAATTTGAAATTGAGTTCCCGCCCAGCTTGCGGATCGAAAAATACACGGAAGTTTTGAATTGGTACAAGAACCCCTTGAACCGTGATTATTCCAAAACCCTTGAACTGGATGTGGCCGGGGTTCCCCATGTGTTCGCTTGGGGTGGCCTTCATGGGGCCATTCCCAAATATCACGGGGAAGGATGGTTTGTCAATGTGGATGTGGCTTCCTATTACCCGTCTTTGATGCTGGTTTATAAGTGGCTTTCCCGCAATGTTCACGATCCTTCCAAGTATGCGGAAATTTACCACACCCGCCTGAAGCTGAAGGCGGAGAAGAACCCCATGCAACAGCCTTACAAGATTGTTCTGAACAGCACCTATGGCGCTATGAAGGATAAGCACAATGCCATGTATGACCCCCGGCAAGCCAACAATGTTTGTGTGGGCGGTCAGCTTCTTCTTCTGGATTTGATTGAACGGCTGGAAGATCATTGTGAAATCATCCAGAGCAACACGGATGGTATTTTGGTCAAACTTCGCCGGTATGAAGATTTTGAAATGCTGGACGATCTGTGTTGGGAGTGGGAGCAAAGAACCGGGATGCGCCTTGAATTTGATGAATTTCAAAAGGTGTATCAGAAAGATGTGAACAATTACATCATTATTCCTTCCGGGCCGCTTCGTGATGAAAAAGGGAAACCCCGCTGGAAGTGCAAGGGTGCCTATGTCAAAAAGCTGTCTGATCTGGATTATGACCTTCCCATTGTCAACCGGGCCATTGTGAACTATTTCCTTCAGGGGATCAGCCCGGAAACAACCATCATGGAATGTTCCAATCTTCGAGATTTTCAGAAGGTTGTGAAGGTGTCCAGCAAGTACAAATATGCCCTTTATTCCCCGGTGGTTACGGAAGCTAAGATCAGGGATGAAAAAGGCCGTTCTAAGAAAATCACCCGCTTCAGCGGCGGTGAGGTTCAGACGGATAAAACCTTCCGGGTGTTCGCTTCCAAGGATCAGAGCAAGGGCGGAATCTTCAAGGTTTCCGGGAAAATCGTCAAGGGCCGGGAAAAGAACCCTGAAAAGTTCGGCAACACCCCGGATCATTGTTTTTTCATCAATGATGATGTGACCAACCTTCCTATCCCGGATGAACTGGACAAGCAATATTACATTGATGTTGCTTGGGATCGGTTGAAAGATTTCGGGGTGGAACGATGAACAATATAACCTT